AATCAGATTCACGTACTTGCTTTTGAATTTTACCGTTAACAACACGAAGTAGTAGTAAGAAGTTATCAATAGTAGAAGCAAAGTTAGCTTGAGTTTTTAATTCTGTTTTGATTGAATATCGATGTGCGCCAGGAGCAGCATAGTTAGGCGTTCCTGTTGCATTATCATTTAGAGTATTATCTTCAGCAGATGTTGTTACTGACTCTGTAATCTCTAGGCCTACATCAAAAGATACGTCATTTGTATATTTTGAAAGAAGCAATGTTGCAGATTTAACAACTATAAAGTGGCCACGAATAAAGTAAATACCTTCTTCAACCTGTACTAATGCTCCATAGCCGATAGGAGTTGTTGTTCCTACTGTTGCAGTAATAGTGCCATCATCATATGAAGATGTACTATTATTCCACACTTGCTCTGTAAGAGAATCAGAAGCAGAGAATGTTTTATCAGTATTAGTTGTTCCGTTTGAATTTTGATAAACTACATAAAGAGTATCAGGATCAGAGCCAGTAGCCGCAACAGCTGCAATAACTTTAGCTCTAAGTCCATCAGCGTTCTTAAAATGTTTGCCGATAAGGGAGTCACTTACCGAAGTTGAAATTGCAGATAGTTTAACATAGTCCGCATAGTTATTATAAGCATTACCACCTGGAATTACAAGCGAACCTTCTTTAAACATATGGTTACCAAATTGTGTAACCTGGTTTTGAAGCATCGACTGGAGTTGTGTCATCTCCCGTGCTTGTACAGCAATTCCAGGACGAAATAGTACCTTATTATATTTTTCCTTTGGAGACAGGCCATCCGCGCCTGCCTTAAGGAAGTCATCGTAGTACGGATCTACGTTAAACTTAATTGCCATTATTTTTGTCCCTTAAAATTCAAGTACGAGTTTTACAGTTTCAATCTGATCGTCTGCACGATTAACTGGTGTACGGTTTTCAACGAAAATAATATCTCCTGAATTATGTTCTACATCAGGATCACCTACCGCGGTAATATCTCGAGCGGTATTACTTGTACCATCGATTTTAACATCGTCAGTTACCGTAAATGCTGTGAAGCCGGTATCTTCGTTTTGATGATAATATACAACACCGTTTGTAGAATCATAGTCGTCAATAATACCTTTTGCTCCGGTGCTAGAACCGATGATTGTAGAATCATTTGTAAATTCACCAGCTGCAGGAGGACCCGATAGTGTCAGGCTTTTTGTTGCCCGAAGAGATCCACCAGAAGAAATAGTAGTAGTATTAAAGTTATATGGATTACGAATAAGACCAAGTTGTCTAAATTCGTTACCAGTAATAAACGTATCGTTCTCATCTCCAGTCAAAGATTGGTTAATAGTGATATAATGTGCTCGAATATCTTCACGCGGATCAAATCCAAATCCACCTTTTGGTCCAATCACTGCTCGAGCAGTTGCTCCAGAACCAGCACCATCTGATGAGATAGTAACTTTTGCTTTTGTATAGCCAGATCCAGGAGCACTAATAAGAAGCTTAGTAATAGCTCCTCCAGTTACTGTTACATTAGCATCTACAACAGTTGCACCTGTACCATCGCCGTCAATTGCAACCGTAAAGTTATCTGACGCATCGTAGCCTGTTCCGCCTGCAGTAACTTTAATATTATAAAGTGCACCGTCAATAGCACCTTGCTTAACTGACCATTGATCTTGAAGAGCCTGTGCAGCTGCACCACCTGGGTTAGCAGTAAGATTTGTTGTAGGTATAAATGCCGATGTCAAGAATTTGTTTGCAGCAGTTGTTGATAGTGTATAGAGATATTTCCAGATATAACCATCAGATGCACTATTATCAATAACACCTGTTACTGTAACACCAGTATTGTCTGGGTTTGTAGTAGATGCACCCGGACCAGCTTTTAAACAAAGCATGATATGGTTATTATCCGTAATTACATAGAATTTTTTAGATTCTAATGTAGAATCACGATCATCATATTCAGCATATGTTGTACCAGAAATCCACTGATAACGAGGAGCAGCAAACTGCAAATCGGTATTAGCCAACTTTTTAAGTGACGTCATATTCTGCCATACATCTGTTGTATGTGAATGTGTGTTATCGTAAGGTGCAGGCGGTGTGCTGTCATCCGTCCACGGTGATGAGCGGCCAACAAACAAGTAATAATTGTTCGCTACCGCTTCCATGTCGGCTACAAACTGCTTAGCAGCTCTTAGCCTAAAAATTTGTGTTACAATGGCGGCCATTGATTTCGACTCCTGTTATATGCTAGAGATAGTAATTTCTGCTGTTGCATTTATATCTATTGTTTTATTTATAGCCTCAGAAATGGTATAATCACGAAAATTATACATTGGATTCGGCAATAAGAATTTTAAATCTTCTAAGTATTGTTTAGGTCCAATCTTATTGGACTGTCTTGTATTATCATTAATGATCTGTTCAGTAAAATATACTGTTGCTAAATCAGCAGTATATCCAAGATTAGCAGATGTCACACCATGACCAGATCGAGTTGCAACTACTGCTGCAGTAATCTCTACCGGAGGAATAATAATTGGAACTGGAAGACCAGCACCAAGTTGCAAACCAGGTTGCGCAAAAGGCATAACATTGGCTGCGTTATTTTTCTGAAGTATTTCGATGAAAAGAAGAATCTCACCGAAGAAAATAAATCCAGCTGGGTGAACCAATCTATTAAAAGCGTTTTTCCACTGATCAATATTGGCACCAGTTTTAAGAATATAAGAAAACTTTTGATATTTAAATGAATCTTGGATTCTCTTATCATCAGATATAAACGATCTCGATGTTGACCCTGAACCAGACTTATAAATTTTAACTACATCACCATTGCTAAGAGCTGGAGTAAATGTTAATTTATATGCAAGAGTTTCAGTAATATCATCATCGGTATTTGGATCATCTGGTGAAGATCCATAAGTTCTATAGTATGTGCTTGACTTCCAATTTGTATTTAATACGCCATTAACAAAAATAATAGGAGTATTATACAAGAGCCAAAAGCCATTATCATCTTGACCTGTCACCTCACTTGTTGTTCCAGAAATAGTATATGTTAATGTCGGTGTATAATTAGCAACATTAGCTTTTACGTCTTCAGAAAAATCTGTCCATGGATTATCTGATGGACTGAATATATCCTCTTTTGGAAAATATATTTCTACTTCGTCATTAAACAACAGGTTAAAAAACGATACAATAGAATCCGGTGTACCACGAGACTGATAGAAATCAACAAGCTTAGTATAAAATAGTCTAGGATCAGCGGCAAAGGTACGAGGTATAGAGATACCTATCTCTTGCTGCAGATTTGTTAGAAACTGTTCTTCAACAAGATCAATATCGCGCTGATCTGCTATGCGGTTTACATAATGTGATGCACGATTTTCTGAAACTAGATAGTCATTAAATAATTCTAAAAACTCAATAAAATCTGGATACGCCTGATTAATATGTTCCGGAACTAAATCTGGAATCAGCGATGATATACTGACTTTATGTGAGTCATTATTGACGTAATGTTCGTCCATTATTCATGCCTTGAAGTTGTTGAATAGTTAACACCCGCTGATGTACCACCAGTAATCATTGTATCTACTTCACCTGTAATTATACAATCGTCAACAAGAATAGTTAGCAATTCATTACGTTTAGGTGCAAGATCGTTTGAATCCGGATCAGCAGTAATTTCAATATAAGATCCAGTAATTGAGTTTATGGTTGCGGTAAACGATAACTTACCAGAAGTAACATCAATTGTACCTGCGTTATTCTCAATAATAGTTTCTGTAAGGCCTACCCCTTTTACGATTTGGAGTCTACGTTCACCTTCATCATTAACACGATCACGAAGTGTACAACCAGTATTTCCGTTATGTACAAACTCTGTTGATTTTATAATTTGCTCGTTTGATTTTGTATTATATATTGGAGATGAAAACGCAACTTCATATCTAGATTCTGCAGTTGTTGTTGGAACAATACGCTTTTTCATTTTAACTCTTACAATAGAGTTAAGTATTGCAACACTTGATGCATCAATTTTACTAATCACATTTGAATATCTAAACACACCATCAAATCGTTTTAGCTGGTCGTTATTGTATACACGAATAACTTCCCTTGCCTGTTCTTCAAGAGCATCAGCAGATAACGCAGTAACGTTTGGATTATATTTAAAGAATACATCCATATAAATGTAAGTATACTTAGGATCTACAATCTCTGGTGTAATTGAAACAACATTCTTGGGTTTTAGATACTGAGAAACAATTAAAGTTTTATCAGCTTCTGAAACGACTTCAGCATCTTTTGGTTTAATAGAGATATAAACTTTACCATAGTCTGGAGGATCATTGTCTTCTCCACCCCAAACTGTAATAGCATCGATGTTAGCATAGTTATTCTGAATAATTGTTTTATAATCATCTGGAGTAACAGCGCGATTCTGAGAAACAAATGATAATGGAGCATTAAATTTAATTGACTCAACATCTTCTTTTGTAGAACCACCTTGTGCTTTTTGATTGACAGTAAGTGTTACATCAGTATTACCCTGAATAGTTCCAGATAAAGCAAATACTGAAGCACCGTTAGCATTATCGTTATCAGTTACCAAAGTTTCAAGTTGAATGATATTACCATTATCTAATCTTTGACCAAGAATGCCATCACCAAATTTTACTTCATAAACACCAGTTCTACTTTCTTCAAGAAAGTATACCTTTGATGTAGCTGTAACTTCTGTAACGTTAACAACAGATTCGTATGTTTCTTGTGCAGTATTCGTATCCGAAGCTTGCACCTTTACAGTAAGCTCAGATGTAACTGCATTACTGAATGGGATTAAATATGCTTCGGCAGAATCTCGGTCAAATACATATTCAGTATTTTTATATGAACCCTGAAGAATTCTTACATTACTAAAGATGTATTCTCCATTTGCATCTATAGTTGTAGTTAGTGTCTGATCGTTAACAAACTTATATGATACACCGTCAATAGTAGAAGTAAATACTGTACCTTTAGTCATAGTCAAAGGAAGATACGTATCATCATCTGACAATACGCCTGTTGGATTATTTACCTTTACATCAATATATGCTACAGCAGGATATGATGATCGAGGTGTGTATCCAAGCATCTTAGCGTGCGATACAACAGAAGGTCGCAATCTAGCAGAGTCTAAGAATGTTTCGTTAATAGCAAAGTTTGCATTGATAGCGTTATAGTGTGTGACATACGCCATAACATCAAGCAGTGAACTCAGTGCAGAACCTTCAAAGTTATAATCTTGAAAGGTATCCTGCTCTTTCATAAATGTTTTTAAGTCGGCTTTGATTGTATCAAAGTCCATTTCCGAAACTTTAAGTCGATTAGTATCTGACATTTATCTGAGCCTCTCAATGATGAATTCTATGTCTGTTGTTATATTTTCTGGCGACAAGATCTGTACTTCTAATTTTAAATTTAATGCGTTACGATGAGATAGATCTGTTATATCTACGCTTAAAACCTTTACTCTTGGTTCATAGTTACGCAAAGTATTAATAATTCTTTCTTCCATTTCCGCTTCAACAATTGGATCAAAAAGCTCAAAAAGAAATTCTGTTAGAGATCCACCAAAATCAGGATCAAAAAACTTCTCTCCGCGTCTTGTAAGTAAGATATTACGTACGGACTGCTTTACGGCTTCAACATCACGTTTAATAGGAACATCTTTTGTTACTGGATGTTTCTTAAACGGAAAGTCGAAATCGGAGTACGGTTTTGTACGAGCCCTGATATTTGAATCTATTGTTGCCATACTTCTATTTATACCTTAATTCGCGGAGACTGTACTAGCCCCGGCAGTTAATGTGATACCACAACCATAAGCATCACCAACTCTTGCAAGCGCTTTACTATTAACAAACACATTCGGTGAGCCAGCTGATAATGTAGTTACATGCGGCACGCATCCTGCAGCTGGTGGTACAGCAGGATGCGAAGTGTTTGTATCAGTAACTCTATGCGCAGCGAGACTTTCAATGAATACATCTCCTGATGCGCTATCTGCAGCAGGTACTACTCCGCATTCATGTACCGATACAGGATCTGTTGTTCTACACGTTTTGGGCATTATGCCATAATACCTCGTAACCATGATGGAGCATTAGCAGCTCTGCCACCTGAACCCCAATATTTTGCGGATGCTAATGCAACGGTGTTACCTGGAGAGATATCAACATGCATGCCAACTCCACCCATATAACCTGAACCAGCACCAATTGATAATGCCCCTGCTGATTTAGCTGCAGCTGCAAAGTCTGATGCTTCGGCCACATTGTTTACCATCGATAAACGGCTTCCATTCTTATACAACCAAATATCTGCAGCATAACCATCATCATGCCTATGAGAACCAACTGTTCCTGTAGTTTCATCTTGTCCACCAGAGAAGATAACAACGTCAACTCCAGCCGAATTAGCTGCAGATTGTAATATGCTTTCTAGTGCAGGAACAAGTTTTAGTCTACGCGTTGCAGCAGAGTTTCTATATGTTACTGTACCACCACTTGCACCTTCTACTACAGTTCCATCTGTTGCTGGATTGATATTTGTCGGAGCTACTGGTGTAGATGTTTGAGCTTGTGATGATTGATCTTTACGTGGTATTGTTACACCTTGTGATGTCTGTTGAGAATAAGATGTATTACCATCAGGTTCAACAACAGAGTATAAAGGAGATACTAGTTGTACATCATTATCGTTATTCTCAGAAATATCAGGTTTAAATGCAGCAGTCTCATCATCAGTATAATCAAGGAAAGATGCTGGTGTTGCAGAAGCACCTGACTTATTAAGATCGATAGTAGAACCAACAAGATCCATAGCACCAATAGAAGATATTTTAAATGTACCTGTCGCTGCTATATCGATATCTCCCTTCGAAGACATTTTAATATTACCTGAACTATGAATATCTAACAGACCATCTGTTTTCACGTTGATATTACCCTGTGAGTCATGAAACGAATTACCAAATGTTTTTGTATATAAGTTGCCTTCGACTGTTGTATACATATTAGCTTTTGTCTCTGCAGTGATATTACCAAATGATGATAGTGTTGTAGTACCTTCTACTAACGCAGTTAGGTTACCACCAACATTTATATTAGCATTATCAGTTACATTGATTTCAAGCTGCTGTGATGAATTAAAATGTTTACCACTATGTACTACCATAGCACCATCAGGGTGTATCTCTATAAAAGATCCTGATCTATGATATACATGTACGCGCTCAGACCCAGGTGTATCATCCATCTCTATCATATGACCAGATTCAGAGTGGAATACATGATTATACGGATACTTTGCATTATATGGATCAGCAGGTTCAGAACCTACAGATTGTTTTCCAATATCATTTACACCACGAGCACGTCTTTCAATATCTGATTCATCAATCTCTCGTGGAAATGTACCTACAGGATCTGCAAAGCCATTTTCAGGATTTGGTTTAGAATCAGGAAATCCACTTACAGATCCCATAACAATAGGTGACTGAAATTGTCTATCAAGAAATTGTACAACTACCCAAGATCCAGGAACAAGGAAAGGAGTTTGTCCTAAACCCGAAACACCTGGAGTTGTAGTCGGATTCATAACAGGAGCCCATGGTAAAGATTCAGTAGGAATATCATTTATCTTATCAGAACTGTGTAATCCAAATACACGAACACGTACTCTGCCCATTTCTTTTGGGTCATTGCGATCTTCAATTATTCCGAAGTATAACATTATTTTCCGCCTCCACCTGAGCTGCGGCGAGGTTTTGATAAATCCATTCTAGCCAAATTAATTTGCATAATATAATCCTTAACTTTAACTTGATGCACTATTTTAGTAATCAAGTATCTACCTGAAAATAATTGATCAGTCATATCTACACCAGGAAGAGCAGCCGCATTCATTGGAATTTCCAGGTTAACACATTTTCCAATTTGTAAATTCATAGGATCTGAGTCTGTCATTGCAGTGATTCTTACCATGTTATTCAGTCTAGACAGATATGATTTCTTTTTACTTTTAGCTAATACATCAGTATGCGTATGCAATTCAGTTACTCCCTCGCTTTCAAAGGCAAATGGATTATGCATCTCAATTGATATTGATGGGTTTAGCGCATTAGATTCCATATTATCTTCATTTACTTCATAGTTTTTATATGGATCTACTGAATTTAATGTGCTCTGCCCTTCTAGTTTAGCATCTTTAGCATAATAAAATGGGTTCTCACTATAGTTTTTATTTGAAATGTCTAATCTAATCGTATTATTTAATAAAGCACCGTGGCGTAAAAGATTAAGAGTATCAAAATCTTTTGTCATGCTAGTAGAATATAGTTCTCCGACATGATCAGGCGTATGACGTGTTCCTTGGCCGCGTGCATCTTTATTTCTATTAACACCTTTTTTTAATTTAAATAAGTCTTTAAACGCTGTTTCTGTGTTCATATCTCCTAAAGATTTTAATATAGGAGTTTTTCCAAAGAGATTTTCATATAAAAAATAAGGTGTCCCATCAGCAGCAAAAGTTTTACGTATTATATTTTGTATAGCTCCATAAGGAGTTGTAAAAGGAAATACTACATTATGTGCACTGCTAGACGGAGTTTGTACATCGATTTCTTCTTTAAACGAATTATTGTGTATATCTTTAATAATATCAGATGCTAATCCGGTATATGATCTTGAGAATTTAGAAACTGAATCTGTCAGTTGCTTTTTAGATGTTAGTAATAGCGTTACACCTGCTGCTAAATTTAATGTCTTTTCTACGTTGATTACACCTGTACATACAAATTCTCGTTTAACTTCTATACCAGCCCTGACAAATTCTATTTCAACTGTTTCTTGTCCTACTAGCGGTAATGCGCTTGTTATCGCACTATTATCAAGCAGCTTTAATTCGCCTATTAAGTGAGGAAGATCTAAATCTTCAACTATATCAAATGACAGCACACCCTTTGTAACATCTAGTTCAACATCTCGAGTTATGATCTTAACTTTTAGATCTCTAATAACTCTCTGAAGTGCATCCCTGATGTCAGAGGTTTCAGCGCTATAGCCGCCAAAAAGAGCCTTTTGTTCTCGCGTTAGCGCCATCTTATGATTCTCTCATAGTTTTCTGAAAAGCTCCAGCGACTTCACCTATTTTTTCAGGTTTAATAACCTTAATTCTAGACTTGATAATATTAACTTCATTTTCTTCTTCAAAATGTGTAACAGGACTTGTGCCAGCTGTACGGCGACGAGTTCTTTCTTTAGTGCCATCATCAATATGATAGTTAGGTGCATATGCAGCTTTAACAATAGATGTGCATTCCAAAGTATTACCTACTCTAGCAATATCTTCTGCTTTAGTACTATTAGCTGCTGTTAAAGTAATAGATTCACCTGCTGTTCTAAAATTAGCAACGGAATTCTTATCTTGCTCTATTTGTATATAACCTTGTGTAGGATATATTGCTATAACCTTACCAGTAGCATTTGATAGAGTACCGTTAACAGTTCCCCCTACAACAAACTTTCCAAAAGCTTCTACATCAGCTTCAAAGATTGCAGCAAGTCCTATATACTCATTTTCAACAAAAGAGCGAAGAGCTTCAGATCCTTTAGGCCAATCGTGCCAGTAACTTTGAAGATTATCATTAATGATAAAAAATGTCCAATAATATTCTGGAGTATTATAGAGTTTTTGTGATACAGTATCTGGCCGCTCACCATCTAAAATATTATAATAAGAATAAAATGAAACATCATCTATATTTTTTGTTATGATAGTTGAGTATTGAGCAAGGTTTGTAATAGTTCGATTAATTCCTGAACCATCAAAATCGTAGTCGATACTTTCAAAATTTGTAAAATACGCCATTAGAATCCTTCTTCGATTTTTTCTGATGTTAGAGGCATTAGTTCTTGGAAAGACAATGTAAACACAATTTCTACAGGTCTACCTTCTTTTTTAAAGTATGACATAGAATTAGGATTATATGATGTAGTAGCATTTGTCAATGCGGATTCTGCAATCTTGGGTATACCGCTTACTTTTCCAAACCTGATAGTAAACACTTCTGGAAAATTATATACTAAATCCTTTTCATCAACAACTGGATACATTCGTTGTCTAAAATATTTAATAATACCTTCGCATTGACGTGATTCTTCTAATGACCGTGGCATCATATTAAAAGAAAACGAAAATTGTCTTGCATTAGGTGCTTTAAATAGCATAAACTCTTGTGGGTTTAAAGAAGTTTGTCTTCGCTTAGATCTTACTGAAGCTATTGAATTGGCAATACCACCAGAAGCTATTAAACCCAATGCACCACCTATCTTCCCACCAATCGCAGTAGCTGCTGCACCTGCGGCAGCTTGCGTAATTCCTCCTGCAAATGTTTCAGCCACATCCATTATGTCTTTAGTATTGTAAGAACCGAAGTTATTTGTTCCGTCTCTTTTATCATCAAGATATGTTTCAATTAGCTTACTTGCTACTCCTCCAGCGCCTTGGTCATATCTCATAATATCTGACACTTGAAATCCCGGAGGCATATAAAGAGCTACTGACTTACCATCCACGCTTGTAGTTTCCGTTGCGCCTTTTACATACTTAGCTCGATGCGATGTGAATAATACAAAGGGTGCACCAGGTGCCTGTTTAAGTGGATATCGAAGTGCCATAAATAGCTCCATAGAGTTTAAAATCTTATAAGGTTATTTATATGCCCAGAATGACATACAAGGGAAAATATCGCCCTAAAAACCCACAAAAGTATAAAGGAGATCCTACTACAATAGTATATAGATCTTTGTGGGAGCGAAATACATTTAGATGGATTGATGCAAACCCTGATATTGTTGAATGGAACTCAGAAGAAGTAGTGATCCCATATCGTTGTGCAACCGATAAACGAATGCACCGTTACTTTGTAGATGTATATTATAAAGATAAAACTGGTGCAACATACCTGGTCGAGATAAAACCTAAGAAAGAAACTATGCCACCAAAACCGGCATCTCGCAGATCAAAGAGGTATATATCAGAAGCAATGACATATATCAAGAATCAATCAAAGTGGGAAGCAGCAGAAGAGTTTTGTGCTAATCGTGGTTGGCATTTTGTAATATGGCATGAAGATGTTCTTAAATCTATGGGCATAAAGATCCTGAAATAATGTATAAATAGTAGTATGGAAAATTCACTATTTCACAAATTAGAGGTTGAAGCATACCGTAAAGGTTTGCAGGCTAGATCTTTAGAAGCACGTAGATGGTTTAGAGGTAAGACCAAAGAACTATCAAGCGTGAATCGCAGAAAATTACTTAGAGATCCTGCGCTAGAAAGAAAGAAACGGCCTGTACCTGGTGATATGTATATGTACTTTTACGATCCTAAACATCGTAAAACATTACCTTACTATGATGCGTTCCCTCTTGCTATTATGGTTGAGCCTACACGTGATGGATTTTATGGATTAAATCTGCACTATCTTTCACCTATGCTTCGTGCAAAGTTTCTTGATAAGTTGATGGAAACTGCAAACAATAATAAATTTGATGAAACAACAAGACTAAATGTTAACTATAACATACTTAAGTCTGTGTCTAAATATCGTGAATTTCAACCATGTTTTAAACGCTACCTAACTAAAGGTATTGAAGGTAATGTTGCACGTGTAGAGCCACCTGAGTGGGACATAGCAATCTTCCTTCCAACTGAACAGTTCCGTGGCAAGAATAAGACGCACGTTTGGGGCGCTTCGAAGAGGATGATATAAATGACATTACCCGCAGGCATTGATACATTAAAAGCTACCATTGGCCGTAGAGGTGGACTAGCAAAAGCAAATCGCTTTGCTTTGTATATTTCTCATCCTGGAAAAAAGCCATCATTAATTAATACTGATCTTGAAGGTATTGTAACAAATGCTGCAAGATCGCTTATTAGCGGTGGTAGCTTATCCCTGCAGAGCTTTATTGAAGATCCTCGTGATATGTATCTTCTATGTGAATCAGTCACCATTCCTGGTAGACAAATTGTAACACAAGAACATTACACTGATATGAAAGCAATTAAAAAGCCATATGCATATATGAACGAAGATGTGAATCTAGTGTTCCATCTGACAAATGATATGTACGCATGGAACTTTTTTAATTCGTGGCAACAGTTTATTATTGATTCAAACGATAGGCGTGTATCTTATCTAGATGATATAGGAACAGATGTCATTATTCAAGTTATGGGAAATACTGATTATATCCCAATAAAAACAATAAAACTAACTAACGCGTATCCAACAACATTAAGTTCAATTGAACTCTCTAACTCTTCAGAAAATACAACATTACGGTGTAGTATTGCTTTATCTTATGATGATTGGGAAGAAGTAGGAGCTGTTGATGGATTTAAAGAGCTAGCAAGCCGAGCTGGTGATCTTATAAGTAATTCAGTTAACCTTGTAAGAAACATAGGTAAAATTTTTTAGGAGTGACGTGAAATGGCTTTACCAAAGCTTAATACCCCAAAGTATGATTTGAAGATACCATCAACCGGTACTGAGATTACATATAGACCGTACCTAGTACGTGAAGAAAAGATTCTGATGATTGCTATGGAATCAGAAGATCAAAAGAGTATGTCAAAGGCTCTACTAGATATTATTGAGTCGTGTACTACAGATGTAAAAACATCTAAGTTAACGATGTTTGATGTTGAGTATATCTTTGCCAAATTAAGAGCAAAATCTGTAGGCGAAACCTCTGAAGTATCAGTAAAATGCGATAAGTGTGAAGCTGATAATAAAACTAAAGTTAATTTAGAAGAAGTATCGATAACTGATTTACCTGATACAAAAATCGAATTAACCCCTACTACCGGGTTAGTAATGAAATTTCCTTCGATGAATGATTATACCGACATTCAGAATGAAGAAAGTTTAAGTAATGTAGATACCATATTTGCAATTATTATTTCTTCAATTGAAAGCATTTATGATGGCGATAATTTGTATCAAGCTGATGCTCATACTAAATTAGAGCTTACTGAATTTATTGAATCGTTGAACACAGCACAATTTAAATTAATTCAAGATTTTTTAGATTCTTCTCCTCAAGCGTTTGTGAATTTAAAATATAAATGCGAAGAGTGTGGACATGATCATGATACACAATTAAAAGGAATGATGAATTTTTTCGGCTAGCCCTTTCTCATACGAATCTAGTCAACTATTATAAAACTAATTTTAATATGATACAACATCATGGATATAGTTTGACAGAATTAGATGGTCTAATACCTTGGGAAAGGGAGATCTATGTTGCTATGTTAATTGACCACTTGAAGGATGTCGAAGACCAAAGAAGACAACAAAAGAAATAAGGTTACAAAATGGCAGAAGATAATACAACTTTAGGCGATGTAATTAAAAGGCTGCGTGCAGAGGGAGACTTAAGTCGAAACTCTGGTACGCACTCTATTAAAAGTGTTAAAGAGATTTTAGAAGATTCTCGAAAGAGTTCGCTGTCTGATAAAGAAGATAAGCGTGAACAAGGCCGTCGTGATGAAAAGCAAATAGATCTTCTAGAACAAATGGCCCGCAATGGTGCGACGTCTAATGATATTATCAATAATAAAGCTTCATTGCCTACTACAGGTATGGCAGGGTTAGGCGTTGGTTTACTTGGCGCAGGAGTCGGACTAGGAGCTGCAGGTGCAGGTCTTGGCGCATTTTTTATGGGTTTATCAGGTGCTGAAGCTATTATGGAAAGCTTTGGAGAAGGCGGTAACCTAAAAAAACTTTTAACAAATCTTTCTGAAGGTTTAGCTAGCTTTGAAACTAGAGACCTTGCTGCATTAGGCGCAGTCCTTGGATTTGGCGCTGCAGCCGGAGCTGTACCCGGATTAAGCGGTGCTGCAGCTGGTATGGGCATGGGCGCAGTAGGTCTTGGTCTTGCTGCATTCTTTGTAGGTCTTGCAGCTGCAGATAAAACTATGGCTTGGTTGGATACCGATTATACTAACCTACCAAAAATGGCAACATCTATAAGCGATACCTTTGCAAATTTTGATGAAAAAGCTATGAAGGGTATGGCTACTATATTAGGAGTTGGAGCTATAGCAGGAGGTTTATTTGGAATAGGTAAAACAGCTAAAGCAACAATCGGTATGGCAGCAATATCAGCAGGGCTTGCTGCATTTTTTGTAGGACTAAGCGCCGCTGATGGTACAGCTGATTGGTTGGATACTGACGGAAGTAAGCTTAAACCTCTTATGGTTAACTTTTCTGAAGGCATGTCTGCCCTTGTTGCCGATGATAAAGTGTTTGGTACTCTAGCAACTATGATGGCTGGTGCTGCAGGTACAGCTCTGTTTGGAGTAGGTGCTACAGCTAAGGCTACCGTTGGTATGGGTCTTTTGGGTGCAGGTATTGCAGCTTTCTTTGTAGCTTTAGGTGCTGGAGATAAAGGCCTAGACTGGATGAATACTGACGGAAGCAAGTTAAAATCTTTAATGACAAATCTAGCCGATGGTTTAAAAGCTTTTTCTGGTTCACATCTAGCAGTATTAACAACTGCAATGGCTGGTACAGGAATACTAGCAGCTACTGGTGTTGGAGTAGTTGGAGTTGCAGCTGGTGCAACAGGGTTAGGTCTACTTGGTGCAGGTTTAGGTGCATTCTTTGTTGGTCTAGGATTAGGAGATGCAGCTTTAGATTGGATGGATGCTGATGGAAGTGGTATTAAAAAGTTAATGGTTAACACCGCTGCTGGTCTAAAAGAATTAGCAACAGTTGATTTTGCAAATTTAAAAAGTTCTGGCCCTGCACTAGTAAGCGCTACAGCAGGTATGTTAGCATTACTTGGAGCAGATGGTCTTTCTTCACTTACTAGTACAATCACTGATGGCGTGAAAGGCATATGGAATTGGATAACTGGAAATGAAGATGAAAAAGAAAAGAAAGGTATAGTTCAACAAGTTGTTGATATGCTTGAGCCGTTAAATAGTATAGATGCTAAACAATTTACTCTTCTAGAGCAATTGACAACTTCACTAAGTCTCCTCGGGGATTCAATGAAAAACTTAGAAGGCATTAACCTTGATCAGCTTAAAGACACTTTCAGAACTCTAGGTCAATCAGTAGCATTTGCTATACCATTAGTCGACAAGATGTATAATGGTGGACCAATTGGTGAAGGATGGTTTGATGCATATGACTCATTAGACTTTGGTCCTGGACTTAAGAATATGCCTCTAACCGAAGTAGAAAAGAGAATGAAGAAACTTCGCGGAACTTTACAATTTCCTACTATAAACAGTGTAGCAGAAAATGTTAATGCTATAGGTGATGAAATGCAAAATTTAAATGAGGAACAAAAAAGAGAAGAACTTAAAAATGCTCATCCGTTCGCTCACATGAGTATGAGCGGAGATACTATTACAGATACCAGCCAAAATATTGCTGTATTAAATGCTATGTCATTACAACCAGGAGGCACCGCTGCTGGAATGACTGCTCAAGGCCTTGCTATACACAATTATGAACAATTTCTTGGTGCAAATTCAAATTAAAAAAAGGGGAGCCGAAGCTCCCCTTTTAAGTTAAGCAGAATTAGCTAACTTATTAAAATACGATAATGAATCATCATCATCTGTATCATCAGCAGCCTGTGGCGTAAAGCTAGGTTGCTGAGGTGCAGGTTCTGGTGCAGTATTAAACGTTGGAGCTGATGCAGTTTCATCAAGAGATACAGCTTCCGCAGTAGTCATTACTGCTCCTTCTTCACCAAGAACTC